TCAGGACCGCATGCCCTTGCGCGGATCATAGCCCTTCGGCGGCGTCCAATTTTCCAGAAATTCCGACAGGGCCTTGTCGCTGGATGGCAGCGCGACCATCAGGCGGACCAGCTGGTCACCGCGCTTGCCCTTGGCGGTCGCAAACCCGCGTCCGCGCAGGCGCAGCAGCGTGCCGCTGGAGGAACCGGCCGGGATCTGCAGATCCACCGGTCCGTCAATCGTCGGCACGCGCACCTTCGCGCCCAGTGCGGCCTCTTTCACCGTCACCGGCAATTCCAGCCGCACATTCTCGCCATCGCGGGCGAAGTATTTGTGGTCGGCAACCTTGATCTCGATATAGGCATCCCCGGCCCGGCCACCGCCCGGCGAAGGTTCGCCCTGGCCACGCAGGCGCAAGACCTGGCCGTCCGAGGCCCCCGGCGGCACGGCGACATCCAGCGTCCGGCCACCCGGCAGGCTGACCCGGTGCTTGCCGCCATTGGCCGCGTCGAGAAAATCCAGCGTCAGGGAATAGCGCACATCCTGGCCCTTGCGTGGCGGTGCCTGGCGCTGCTGTGCGCCCATATCGGTGAACAGGTCGGAGAAGATATCGCCGAAATCCTCGAACCCGGACCGGTTGCGGCCCTGGCGGAAATTGAACGGACCGCGTCCGCCAGCGCCGCCCGCTCCGCTGGCGCCGCCCATGCCCATGCCGGCAAACCCGGCCCGTGCGGCCGCATCGTATTCGGCACGCTTTTCCGGATCGGACAGGAGTTTGAAAGCCTGGGAGACGTGTTTGAACTTTTCCTCGGCCTTCGCATTGCCCGGATTGGCATCCGGATGCAGCTCCTTCGCCAGCTTGCGATAGGCCTTGCGGATCTCGTCCTGAGAAGCCGTCTTTTCGACGCCCAGCGTCTTGTAGGGATCGTCCATGCGAAATACCGGTCAAGAACGGTGATGATGCCCTTCATGTAAGCGGCTTCGGCCCGGTTCGCAAAGCACGGCGTCAGGCCGGCGCTAGAGCGTCAGCATACGGCGCACGCTGCGGCCTGCACCAAGCCTTGCCGAAAGCTGGGCAATCTCGACCGTGACGGCCTGCGGAAGGCCCCCGAAGGCGCCTGCAAGTTCCGCCTCCGCCAGGGTGAGCTCCGGCGTCGTGACCTCGGTCTCGAACACCGGCACCTCCCCGTCCAGCAGCCTCACACGATAGGCCTCGCGCGCTTCGCCCAGCTCAATCTCGGGGGCCGTCCAGTCATCGCCGCCGGATCGCGTCTGCCGGACCCAGCGCACCTGCCAGTGCGCACCCTGCCAGGCAGAACGGACATGCACGACCGGCAGGGGCCACAGCGCTCTTTGCGCATGGGCATGGGACACGGTCACCGCCGCCCCGTCTGTCACCGGCCAGCCGGCGGCCACCGCCTGCACATCCAGCGGCGCACCAAGCTCGTGCGCATCCAGTGCCAGCGGCACCAGCGCGTCGGACACCCACACCACCCGCGCACCGGGCTGCACATCCGTCACCGGCGACCCCGCCAGTCCCCGTAACAGCCCGCTCAACCGATAGTGATTGGGCCCGACCAGTTCGGCCTCGGCAAAGCCCAGGATTTCCCAATCCCCGTCCGCCTGCTTCACGGCCAGCCGGTTGGCCCCGTTCAGCACGTCCAGCCTCGGCCGGCTGGCCAGGCTGACCCCCGGCATCTCGACCTCCAGCCGGCCCGCCTCATCCCAATAACCCACCGGCCCCAAAGCCAGCTCACTGACCAGCCGCCCCAGACCGGCAGGCTTTTCGATCCGGGTCCGCCAGCGACCGCCGGCATGGACATCCAGCGCGCCCGGCCAGTCCGCCACGCGGGCGGCCAGCAAGGGGCCCGCCTCATGCCCCAGCGCGCTGTCGATCACGGCCAGCGCCGGGCGGACAGGCGGACGCGGTCCGGCACCATCCGGTCCGGCCTCACTGCCGGCCACACCCTGTGCCCGCTGCGATGGCGGCCGCAGTCGCACACGGCCCGCCTCGTCACCCTCGCGCCAGACCACTTCGCCGCCGCGTCCTGCAACCGTCAGCCGGTCCCCCGTCTCCAGTCCCAGCGCTTGAGGTGGCACGGTCAGGGTCAGGCTGGAGGCTTGCGCCTGGATGTCCGCCAGCCAGTCCCGGCACCAGCGCCGCGCCAGATCCGGATCGGCCACGACATTCAGGGACAGGCCCGCACTACGCACCGTCTCGAACGCCTCGACCGCCTGGGCCAGACCCGGCCGGTAGTCGGCCGTGTCATCGGCAAAGCGCAGCTGCACATCACCCGGCAGTTCCGCCCGCGCCGGTTCATGCATCTCCCACACGGCCCCGCCATCGAAGGCCGGCTCATCCAGCTCCAATTGCGCCGCTCTCGCACCGGAAGAGACAAAGTGCAGCGCCTGTGCCCGCGCATGCACGCCGATCCCCAGCGCGGTGACCAGGGGCGACAGAGCCGCCCGCACACTCATCGGCCGGTCGAGCCAATAGCCCGACACGACCGCCTCCAGCTGCGAGACATCCACCGCCTCCAGCCCGGCCTCTGAGGTCAGCTCCGTCACCATGTCGGCCAGCAGGACCTGTCCGGCGCGGCCATTCAGCCAGTGCCCGCGCGACCAGTTTTCGCCATCCGACCAGACATCGCTGCGGCCGGGAAAGGCCGGCCAGGGTCGCGCATCCCAGCACCAGGCATGCATCAGTTCGACCGCCACCATCGGCTCGCCATAGACCGGGGAGACCGGATTCTTCGCCGGGTCCGACCAATGGGTCAGCAGGGCTTCCAGGACGCGCCGCTGGATCAGGTCATCACGGGTCCCGTCGGAGAAATGCGGCCAGCCACTCTCCGCGCTCTTGGGATCGAAGAAGAGATTGGGCTGGTTGGCGCCCTTGTCGATCGCCGGACACCCGATCTCGGTGAACCAGACCGGCTTGCTCTGTGGCACCCAGCCCGTCGGCTCGGCCGCGCGCACCCCGGCGATGCGCTCATGATGCGGCTCGCGCCAGAAGGCGCGCACATCCTTCACCCGCCAGATCCAGGCCTCGTCATGGGCCCCGTCCGTGATCGGGGTGCGGATCTGGGCCGCCCGGTCGGCCTCACTGGCATAATACCAGTCATACCCCTCCCCGCCCTCGATCGCGGCGGCGAGATAGTCCGCATCCCGCGGTGATGGTGCCAGCGCCGCATCCCGATGCCCCGCCCCGTCACGCCAATCGCCCATCGGCGCATACCAATCGATCGCGACGGCATCGATCGGGGGATGGCTCCACAAATCATCCAGGTGGAAACGCCGCGTTCCGTCCGGCCGGGCATAACCCGCATATTCCGTCCAGTCCGCCGCATAGGAGAGCCGCGTCTGCGGGCCGAGCAAGTCGCGCACCTCATCCGCCAGATCGCACAGCGCCGCCACGGCCGGATGCCCGCCCGCCGCATCGCTGACCGTCGTCAGGGCGACCATTTCCGACCCGATCAGGAAGCCGTCCACCCCGCCAGCCACCTTCGCGAGCGCCGCCATGTGCAGGATGAAACGGCGGCAGGACCATTCCGCCGGCCCGGCATAGCTGATCGCCTCGCCGCTCACCGTGTAGTCCGCCGCCGCAGCCGTCCCGAAAAAGGCGGCAATCTGAGAAGCCGCCACTGCCGTTCCGTCCACCGAGCCGGCCACATCGCGCGCGGGATGACAGCTGACCCGTCCGCGCCAGGGATGGGCGGCCTGTTCCCCGCCGCCATACGGGTCCGGCAGACCGTTTCCGGCGGGAATATCCATCAGGATGAAGGGATAGAGCGTCACGGAGAAGCCGCGCGCCCTGAGCTGGCGGATCGCGGCGATCACACTGGCATCATCCGGCGTGCCGCCATAGGCCGGACGCCCCTCCACCTGACTCACCGCACGGGCATCTGTCCGCTCGAGACCTGCCACCGACCAGTCCGTCGGACGGGTCGCCTTGTCCGCGGTCTCGACGCAGGGCCGGATCGTGCACTGTCCGCAACGAAGATCATCGCCGAACCAGGCAACGACCAGCTGCACCGAGCGGCAGTTCGGCAAATCGCGCTCCAGATCGTCCAGGGCCGCCATGAAGTCCGGCAGGCCGCGCCCGTTATGGACATTCTCCGCGACCTCCTCGCCCTCACCGAAGACGCGCATCACGACGCTGTCAGAATAGGCGAATTCGCCCGTGCCCGGGATCAGGTTCACGCCCGGCACTTGCCGCTCCAGCCCACCCGTTCCCGCCTGCCGGAATACCTCGAAGGACAGGTTGGGAATGCGATGCCCGAACGCCTCCAGCGGCCAGTCCTCGAGCACAACATAGGCCGTGCCCCGGAAAGCCGGCGCCGCCTCACCTTCAAGGGCCTGGATCAGGCCATCCGGTGCCTGATCCTCTCGTCCCGCATGGACCCGCACCGGATAAAGCGACTGATCCAGCAGTGACCCATTGGCCCAGACCCGCCCAATGCCGGCAATCTCGCCCTCGCACAGGCCCACGGCGAGGGAGAGCGTGTAATGATAATCCCGCTGCGTCGGCCCGCCCTTGCCGCCGCCAGTATCCTCGAAATGCTCGCGGAAACGCGCTGCCCAGATCACCTGGCCGGTGATCCGGGCCCGTCCCCAGACCCGGGCCATGGGGGCGCCGTCCGTGGAGGTCTGCACCTCGATCTCGGCCAGGCGTGGCCCGTCCTTGCGGGTGCGGAACAAGGCATCGACCGCCGTGTCCGCCGCCAAGCGGGCCACAGCCGGGCCGACATGCTGCACGCCTTTCAGCGCGGCCTGTCCCGCCGTTACGACAAGCTGGGCCATAGCGTCTCCTTGCTGATAAGGCCGGTGTCCGGCGCGGGCAGATCGGGAAAGGCGAACGCCGCCACACAGCGTCTTCGCCACCAGGGCGTCAGCGCCGTCTCCGCCACGGCCTGGCCCCAATAGGCATGAATGATCCGGTCGGGGCCCGACAGGATCGCGCAATGCTTGGCAGGCCCTTTGAGGTCCGGCCGGAAGAGGAGGACATCCCCCGGCTTTGCCGCCGCGCGATCGATCTCGACCAGATGCCGCAACGCCGCCTCGCGCAGGGTCTCCGCGCCCGCCACCTCCGCCCAATCGGGCGTATAGGGCGGCACGCTTTCCGGCTCCGCGCCGTACAGCGCCCGCCAGATGCCGCGCACCAGGCCCAGACAATCACAGCCCGCGCCGCGGCAGCTGGCCTGGTGGCGATAGGGCGTCGCAATCCAGCGCCGCGCCTCGCGCAGCACCGCCCCGCGCGCCCTCATGCCAGGCCCCGCGATCCGCCATCGCGCACCGGCTCGTCACCGGCCGCACGCTGCAGGACATCATTGCCGACCATGTAGGGAAAACCGCGAAAGTTCAGCGTATTGGCAAACCGGTCCCGGCAAGTGCCGAAGGCCTGGTCACAGCCCGTACCGAAATCCGGATGCGCCGGCTCCACGCCGCAGCGCGCATCGCCCAGAACCGCATCACAGCGCCGGGCAAACACGCGGCCGTTCACCGTCTCCAGCTTGTGCTCCGGTCCCAGGCATTCCGCCTCGAACCGCCCATCCTTGCGCCGGATCTCGCCGAGATGGCCGGTCGCCGTCTGCACGCGGTTGTCCGGGTCGGACCAGTCGACACGAAACCGCTCCAGTTTCGCGCCGGTCCAGACCCCGGCCTCCAGGTCGGCTTCGGTGATCACGGCGTCATCGATCACGCCGGCCAGATCTCCCGTTCCGATGGACAGGCCCGCCTCCCGCTCCGGCGCCGCGCCGCCCAGCCCGCTGCCGGACCGCCAGACCAGGCCGTCAAACTCCAGATCACGATCATGCTCGGTGAAGCCGAACACGGCCCCATCGCGCCGCGTCACCCGCCAGCAGGCACACAAGGTCGTCACCCCGCTGGCAAGGCTTTCCGCCAGGGGTTCGGGAAGGCTCAGCATCGCTGCCTCCTTCTGTCAGAGAATGAGTTCGATGAGCGGGACCTGCGCCCGCCCGGCCCCGATCGCATCCAGGGCAATGTCCAGCCGGTCCGTGTCGAACCGCACCGGACAGTCAAAAGCAAAACCGGCCGTCACTTCCGCCCCGTCCGCCGGGGCCGTGTCCAACGTCACCTGCCCGGTTGAGAGCGCGACCGAAAAGCCGACCTCCACCCCGTCCACAGCCACACGCACAGACCCGTCCACCGGTTTTGAAATCGTCCGCGTCCAGCTTTCCCCGCCACTCGCATAGCGTTTCACCAGCTGGAACCCGGTCGCCACGCCATCGCCCATGCCCAGGACCTGATCCGTCGGCTGCGGGGCCAGCGAGGGTTTGCAGGAGCGATTGTCCAGCGGATCGCGAAAGCGGAATCCGTGCAGCGCCCCGCGCCGCGCCTCGAAGAAGGCCAGCAGCGTGTCGACATCATCCAGGGATTTCAGACCCGGCCCGGCATCCCAGCGTCGCCGGCTGTCCGCATGGGGCGTGTTCCGCGCCTCGCGGCCGGAGACCAGGGTCGTGATCTCGGTCCGCCGCTGCGGCCCGCCGCTCGCCCCCAGCGCCAGGGCGAAGGGAAAGCGGATCTCGTGAAACGCGCTCATGACCAGCGCTCCGCCCGCCGCACGGCCTGCGCCACGGCGCGCGAGATCGCCGCCTCACTCACCGGCGCCCCACCACCGCCCGAAGGCAGGGTCACATTCACGGTGATCGACGATCCCGCGGCCTCACCGATCTGCCCGGACTGGCTCGGCGTGAACAGCTCCGGTCCGCGCTCGCCCACCCAATAGGACTGCCCCGCCATCACCGGCCCGCCCTCGGCACGGCCACCCGCGAAATCCAGCCCGTCCAGCGCACTCGCCAGAAACCCGTCCAGCGGTTTGGCGATCAATTGCTCGGCGGCAAGCCGCGCCAGATCGCGCAGAATGCTTTCGGTCAGGCGGGCAAAGCTCGCCTCGCCATTGCGCGCCGCGCGTTCCAGATTCTCCTCGATGGAGCGGCCCGTGCGTTCGAACACCGCTTCGATCGCCTCGGCCGCCCGCTGGGCCGGCCCCTCGGCCAGCGCCTCCAGCGCCTCGCCGGTCTCCTCAATCGCGTCTTCGGTCATGCGGTCCTCCTGCGATCTCGGCCAGGAGGGCATGCAGCTCCGCCCGGCTCATCGCTTCCACCCGGCCCGGCGCCGTCAGCGCGTGCCATTCCTTCAAACTCGTCCGCCAGAACGCGTCCGGCGGCAGACCGCGCGCCATCGCGGCCTTCAATCCCTCTGCCCAATTCATGATGTCCCCGCCTCGAAACAGGCCGCCACGGCCTCCGCCGCCGCGTCCGGCGTGATCACCAGCTCACCCAGACGGCCCGCCAGCTCCGCATCCCCGCCGCCGCGCACCAGAGCGGCCAGCACCGCCAGCAGACGCGTCGCCGTCAGCCGCTCCTCCCGCGGACAGACCGCCTCGATCTCCGCCAGCGCCCCCAGCGTCAGGCACAGCGTCACGCTCTGCCCGCCCAGGTCGCGGACAATCTCGCCGCGCTGCGGATTGGCCATCAGAGCGCCTCGAACACGATCGGCCCGGCCGAGGCCAGGGACAGCGACCAGCTCGCCTCGCGATCATGCCGCCCGGCATAATCCAGCGAGGCCAGGATGAAGGGCCCGGTCAGCGTGCCGAAACCGGGGATGACCAGCTGCCAGTCCTGCGCCGACTGGTCGAAAAAGGCCTGGCGCACCCGCGCATCCGCCGCCGCACTGACGAACACGCCCGTGCCGGAGACGGAACAGGTCTTCACCCCCGCCCCGGCCAGCAGCTCGCGCCAGCCCTCGGCGGAATCCGCCGAGGTCACATCCACCGTCTTCGCATTGAGCGCGAAAGTCTTGATCCGCAGACCCGCCATCGCGGTGAAGACCGGCGGCTCCCCGCCCTCCCCGATCCGCACCAGCAAATCCCGTCCCGCTTGAGGGGCCATGATTGTCTCCTTGTGTGAGAGTTCAGTCGTCCCGCGCGATTAGCGCATGGACGCGCACCAGGCCGCGGCGGACGCGGCTGTGGGTGGTGGTGAAGAGGTCGGCATAGGCCGGGGACAGGCTGACCAGCCGCCAACCGCCCGACAGTTCCGGCTTCACGCCGGTCAACGCCACGCGCACCGCATCCACCAGGTCCAGCGCCACGCCATCGCGCAGCCAGATGTCCAGCGTCTGGCGATAGTCCAGCAGCAGCACACCGGACGCCCCGCGATCGCGCACCTGCGCCCGTCCCCAGCTGGCATGGGGATAGCCCGCCTGGTTCGAGCGCTCCGGGAAGATCCGCAGCGGCACGCCCAACTGGGCGGTCACACCCGCATCCGCGTGCAGCACATCCTCCAGCGCCGCCTTCAGCGCTTCGCCCGGCCCGCTCACAGCGACACCCGGCGGAAGGGCGCCAGCAGGCTCGCCGCCACCGGCGGCAGCCCGTCCTTCAACCCGTCCGATCCCCGCGCCTGCGCCAGAACCAGCTGCAGGATCGCCTCGCGCAGCGCCGCCGGCACGTCCGCCGCCGTTTCGCCATAGCCGCAGCGAAAGCGGATCTCGATCCCGCCCGCCACGCGTCCCGGCTCCGGCCATCTCTCACCCGGCCGCAGCACCAGCCGCCCCGGGTCCGACAGCGTGTCCACGAAAAACGCCGCCGGATCGATCTCCGACGGCGCATCCTCTGCGTCGTAAAGCGTGACCGCCTCCACGGCGATCAGGGGCGGTTTGAGCAGTCTCAGCTGCGTGCCGAAGGCACACAAACGCCCATCCCCGGCCCAGCCATCACGCCGCTCAACCCAGGCCTGGGCGAGACAGGCTCGCCCCGTATCCCGCTCGACGCGCTCCCGCGCGCTTTGTATCCAATGATTGACCGCCGAATCCTCGGCATCACCGGCCACCCGCAACCGGGCCTTCGCCTCGGCCAGCGTGACCGGCTCCGCCAGCGGCGGAGTAAGGAGTGTGAGGGACATGGATATAATCTCCCGCTTCATCGCCAACAGGATCGCGCCCGAAGCGGTCAAATCCTTCTGGTCGGAGGTGGTGGTCTATGTTGGCGTCTTTCTGATCGGTCTTGCGCTGGCGATTGGGCTGAAGTCAGCTGCGAACGCACCGGACAGCCGCATGCACGAGCAAGCCTGGCTTTATGCTTTGTTCTTGGCAGCGTGCCCGGTCAGTCCCCTCATCCGCGCGTTTGCCCGCAAGGCCCTGGGTCTGCACTACGATCCGAATTTCTGGACACTGCCGCCGGGCGGTCGGACATTCGGTGGGCCCGGATTGGTTTTCCCCGGCCCCCGCCCGGCAGAAGAAGTCCCGGCCTGGCAAAGGGAAAACGGCCTCTATGCCCGCATATCCATCACGAATGTGCAGGCCTTGACCGGCACGCTCGCCCTCATTGCTGCCGCTGCCGTCCTGTCGGACCCTGCGAATTTTCCCGACCCTGGAAATCTGGCCGCCAGCTTGGTGATTGCGGCGATCCTCGCCGTCGTATTGATCAGCCAGGTCACGCACAAGGCCCACCATCCGGACGCCTTCTTGCCGCCGCGCAAACTCGACGAATTGGGCGCATCGACCCTCGCCCAACTCGCCGCCCAGAACCATGCCGCCGAACAGGCCCGCGCCCGCTACGGCCAAGAGCGAAACTGA